GGGTGCAAACGCAAATACACCAACAGTAGGAGTGAAGAGTCAAATAAAGTCTGTTCTTGTAGATGAGATGGGTAAAACTATTAAGTCTTTAAGAAACGGTCACTTTACTGATGAAACATTTGAGCTGTTAGAACTTAAACTAAAACAATTACAACAATATCTTGCTGAGATGGAAGATGAAGAGTCAGTCGACCTTGAAGAACAACCGCAAAAACCTATGGATGAAGATTTCGTATCTCCTGAAGTAGAAGCATTGGTAGAAGAGGAAGACCCGATGATTTCCATGCAAATCGAGATGAACAATTATTTAAAATCATTTAAAATTTTCAACTAATGGTAGAAGAAATCAAAAGTGCTTTCGAAGGCGTTAAAACCGAAGTAAACGGTGCTATCGAAACATTAAAAGCTGATAACGCAGTAGCGGTAGATGGCTTAAAGTCAGAATTAGAAGAATTAAAATCTCAAGTTGCTGTAGTAAAAGATGCTGCTGACAAATTAGAGGCAAAAAACAATCGTAAAACAATGAACGAAAATCAAGTAAAAGGGTTCAACGTAACTCTTGCTGACGCAATCGAAAAGAATGCTGACAGCATCGCAAAATTAGGTCGTGGTGAAGTAAAGCGTTCTGGCTTTGTATTAGACACTAAGGCAGTAGGTAACATGACAGAAGCAGTTAACTTAACTGGTGATATCCAAAGACAATATGCTCCTCAAGTATATGCTCTTCCTTCTCGTAAGGTGCATTTGAGAAGCTTATTACCAGTAGGAACTATCTCTACAGGTTTATTCACTTTCCCTAAAGAAACAGGTGGCGAAGGTGATGCAGCTCCACAAGTACAAGGTTCTGCTAAATCTCAAATCGATTTCGATATCACAATGACTGATGCTCCTGCTCAGTACATCGCTGGTTTCGTAAGAATCTCTCGTCAAATGTTAGATGACGTTCCTGCTATGACTTCTTTCTTACAAGCTCGTTTGTTAGAGAAGTATTTATTAGCTGAAGATGCTCAGTTATTGAATGGTAACGGTACAGCTCCAAACTTAACTGGTTTAACTATCAATGCTGCTGCTTTCAGTGGTGCTGCTACAGTTGACGTTGAGCAATTAGTACAAGCTATTGCACAAGTTTCTGCTGGTAACTACAGTGCAAATGGTATCTTGATCAACCCAACTGATTGGGCTAACATCATGAACACTAAGAATACTAACGCTGCTTATAGCCTTCCAGGTTCTACAGTTGTTACTACTGATGGTTCTTTAACTATCGCTGGTATCCCTGTATTCCAATCTACAGCTATCGCTGCTGATAAGTTCTTAGTAGGTGACTGGGCTATGGGTGCTCAAATCATGCAAAATCAAGGTATTTCTGTTCAATTCTCTGAAATGGATAGCGATAACTTCCAAAAGAACTTGATTACTGTAAGAGTTGAAGCTCGTATTGCATTCCCTATCTACTACAACAGTGCGTTTGTATATGGTGATTTCGGTAACGTAGCTTAATCCTAGATTAATCTAAAATACAAGGGGGCAGCCGCAAACTGCCTCCTTTTTTATGTCCGCTATATTTTAGTTATTTTTGTAAAAATAATGGCATAATGCAAATAGTAAGAGATATAACGATAATTTCAGAAGAGGTAACTAACCCTATTACATTAGCTGAGGCTAAGAACTATTTAAGAGTAGATTTCAATGAGGATGATGCTTTGATTGAGGCTTTGATTACATCTGCAAGAGTTAGACTAGAACAATATGCAGGTATTGCTATGACTGAAAGAACTTTGCAAGTTGTAGCTTATGTAGATGAGTTAATAGAGCTACCTTATGCTCCTATAACTAACATCCTTAGTGTAGAGTATTTTAATGCTAATACATGGGTAGAAATAGAAGATGGTGCATACGAGGTAATCGGAACAACTGTTAGAAAGGTATTTACAAGAGATTATCCTAGCATGGAATATAGATTCACATATAACTGCGGTTACGACTGTGTACCTAGCACTTTAAAGACTGC